AATACATGTTGCCTGTAATTCTCTCGTATGTGCTGATATGGGCTTTACTCCTAGTCAATCTTTGGATAAACTTAGGAAGGCCACCATTAACTGGATATTCCAGCCTCTAGGTAGAAATACCTACGACAAATATTTGGACAAAAAATTCTGGCTGGATGCTAGTGATCGGCTAATGTATGAAGGTAAAGCACCTGAATTTGCTGAGACACAGCGAGCTAGGATGCCTGCCTTTTTTGAACATGCAAACACCAATCTCCCTCAATACTCTTAAGCTTCACAACGAAAGGTTAGACAAGCTATTAGTAAGACTTGAGGAAAACTTTGGATGGAAACCAGTCCATCCTAAAGAAAACATAAACACTATTATGTATAGAGCTGGACAAGCCAGCGTAATTGAATATATTAATTCCATAATGGAGGAAGAAATCTAATGTGTTCGTACACACCCCCAACTCCGCCGCCACCACCACCTTTAGCTCCGCCACCACCTGCACCACCTGCACCACCTACTCCAACAAAAGCACCTGAAGCTATCCAACCTGACGTTAATCCAAAGGTTAGACAAGCTCGGAGTAAGAAGGCTCAGAGCCAACAAGCTCAAGGTACAAGTGCATTGAGAATAGATCTTGATAATGTAAATACAGGTGGTAATACCACTGGTAAAGGAGGAGGAATCAATTAATGTTAGCACGTGAGAGATACAACAAATTATCAACAGCTCGTTCTCAATTCTTGGACACGGCTGTTGAATGTTCTAAACTCACGTTACCTTATTTAATATCAGACGACTTAACAACAAAGCAAAACTTTAAAGATTTAATAACACCTTGGCAGAGTGTGGGTGCGAAAGCAGTAGTAACGTTAGCAGCTAAATTAATGCTAGCGTTGCTTCCTCCTCAAACTACATTCTTCAAACTACAACTCAGAGATGACAAACTTGGTACAGATATACCTAAGGAAGTTAGAAGTGATTTAGACTTATCCTTCTCTAAATTAGAGAGGATGGTTATGGATTACATTGCAGCTTCTAGTGATAGAGTTGTCATACATCAAGCTTTGAAGCATCTAATTGTAGGCGGTAACACATTAATCTTTATGGGTAAGGATGGTCTTAAGAACTATCCTTTAAATAGATACGTTGTTAATCGTGATGGAAATGGTAACGTCCTAGAAATAGTTACAAAAGAATTAATTAGTAGACAAATATTAGGTCTTGAGCAACCGAAGCCTAATAACCCTAACGATGTTAACGGTGAACTAGGTGCAACTGGAGACGACGTTGAGGTGTATACCTGCGTTAAACTGGATGAGAAATCTGGCCGCTGGGTCTGGCATCAAGAAGCAGATGATATGATTCTGCCTGATAGCCGTAGCACAGCACCGAAGAAAGCAAGTCCATGGTTACCACTCCGATTTAATACAGTAGACGGCGAAGATTATGGTAGAGGAAGAGTTGAAGAGTTTATCGGTGACTTTAGATCCCTTGAGGGATTATCTCAGGCACTCGTAGAAGGCTCCTCAGCTGCTGCTAAGGTAGTGTTCCTTGTATCACCATCATCAACTACAAAACCACAGACTCTAGCCCGTGCTGGCAACGGTGCAATCATTCAAGGAAGACCTGAGGATGTTGCTGTTGTACAAGTTGGGAAGACAGCAGACTTTGCTACAGCATCACAGATGGCTCAACAAATTGAGCGTAGAATTGCTGATGCATTTATGCAGCTGAATGTCAGACAATCTGAACGGACAACTGCGGAAGAGGTACGCCTCACGCAGATGGAATTAGAACAACAATTAGGTGGGATCTTCTCACTATTAACTGTTGAGTTCTTAATCCCATATCTTAATAGAACTCTCTTAGTACTACAACGTAATAAAGAGATACCTAGCATACCTAAGGATTTAGTACGCCCACAAATCGTAGCAGGTGTTAATGCACTAGGTCGTGGTCAAGATAGAGAAAGCCTCACACAATTTATAGGAACCATTGCACAGACACTTGGTCCTGAAGCTTTAATGAGATTCATTGATGCCTCTGAAGCTATTAAACGATTAGCTGCAGCACAAGGTATAGATGTATTAAATCTTGTTAAGACTGAACAGCAAATGGCTCAGGAGCAGCAACAGCAACAAGCAATGATGGCACAACAATCATTAGTTGATCAAGCTGGTCAATTAGCTGGAGCTCCATTAGCTGATCCTACAAAGAACCAAGTCTTAGCTGAAGGTATGCAACAAGAACCTCCAGAAGACGAAGAACTACCACCTCAAGAATAAATGGCAGAAACAATGACATATGATGCTGGTACTGACACCATTACCACATCAGAAAACTTAACTCCAGAAGAACAGGACTCACTAAAAGTTGGTGAGGCTATGGAAGCCGAGCAAGAACAATTACTTGCTGGTAAATATGAAAATGCACAAGAATTAGAAAAAGCCTATGTTGAACTCTCTAAAAAATTGGGAGAAAAAGGCACTGAAACTAGCGACGAAACTGGGGACTCCGAATCTTCTGACACCGAAGCAAAGGCGGAAGAAGAAGAAGAAACTACAGAAGATTCTCCAGCAACATCCTTAATCAATGAAGCATCAGCAGAATTCTATGAGAATAATAATACTTTATCTCCTGAAACTATAGAAAAGTTTAGTGAGATGAGTAGCAAAGATTTGGTTGAGGCATATATTGCAACACAAAAGAATGCTAAAGCACCTACATCTGAACCTGAATTATATGATTTATCAGAAGCTCAGGTAAATACTATTAGAAATTCTGTAGGTGGTGAAGATGAATACAATAAAATTGTAGGATGGGCATTTCAGAATATGCCTAAAGCTGACGTTGAAGCTTTTGATGAATTAGTTAGTTCTGGTAATGAACGTACGATTAAATTAGCTATCGCTGGTATGAAAGCTAACTATGAAAATGATAACGGATATGAAGGAAGAATGTTAACAGGCAAAGCGCCTAAGGCTTCGGGTGATGTATTTAGAAGTCAAGCCGAAGTAGTAAAAGCTATGAGTGATCCTCAGTATGATAACGATCCTGCATATAGGATGGATGTTATGGAGAAACTCGAACGATCAAACGTTCAATTCTAAACAGACCGTGGCGACCCGTAAGAGCGTCCTCGCCGCAGTCCACTTCTTTAAATATCAATGAACGATACAGAAATCATTGCACTAGAACCACCTATTGAAATTATGAACAGAGAAGAACAAGATCTCCTACTAGGAGACGCTGAAAAATTAAACGGACGCTTGGCAATGCTAGGTGTTATCTCAGCTCTTGGAGCTTATGTAACAACTGGCCAAATTATT